TGTGCCGCCACCGGTCGGGTACGTGCGCGGGAAGCTGAGGTTGTAGACCCGGCCGGACCCGCCGGTGGAACCTGACCATGCGATGACGGTCTGGATGGTCGGGTCGTACACGGCCGGGTCGGCGGCGGCGAACGCGAGATGGATGTCGCGCTGACTGTCGCCTTCGACTTTCCACCCATACCCGGCGGCCCGCACGACCATCGTGCGTTCCGCCGCGCCGCTGCGGTCGAGGATGTAGTGCAACGTCGGCCGGGCCGACGGGATCATGAACGGCGCGAACGAGCTGGCGACGTCGTCGATGCGGGCACCGGCGCCGGCCACGGTGGTGATGTCGACGGTCACGGCGCGGGGCCCGAAGAACTGGGTGCGGTCGTCGACGCCGTCGTCGTCGGGCCGGTTGGTGACGACGTCACGGACCGTCGGCCACCCGAGGTCGAGCGACGTGCAGAACCACCCGCCCGCCGGGTTCTCGAAATCGATGCTCTGTGTGCCGAGCGTCAACCATGCCCGCCGCACCCGGCTCGTCGGCGGGTACGGGCTCCACGCCAACGTGGAGAGGGTCACGCCGACCTCGTTTGCATCACCCACGCGACACGTCGCATGAACACATCGACGTCGACCTCCTGGCCAAAGTTGGCGTTCTCGACATGCACCGCCGGCCCCGCCGCGTAGGGGGTGATCGCTTCGCCGGCGTGGGCGTACACGAGACCGTCGCGGGTGATCAATCCGCCCGACGCGAGGTGGGGGATCGGGGGGACGCCGATGTCGTTGCCGCCGATGGTGCCGAGCGGTCCGAGGTCGACGTGCGGGAGCTTGAAGTGCAGCCGGTTCCACAGGTCGATGACGCCGTTGATCACGCTGCGGAAGGCGCCGAGGATCCCGTCCCACATGCCCGACGCCATCGACGCGATCCGGGCGGGCAGACCGGAGAACCACGACACCAGACCGTCCCAGAAGCTCTGGACCTGACCGATGACAGTGAGCGCGCCGGAGCGGATCCCGTCCCAGATCGCTTGAAAGAAGCCGGCGACACGGCCCGGGATAGCGGCGAAGAAGCCGACGAGACCGTTCCACACGCCCTCGACGAACGCGATCACGAGTTGCGCGCCGGCTTTGATCTGATCCCAGTAGCGCAGGATCAGGTCGACGGCGATGCCGATCGGTCCGAGCAGGATGGCGAGCAGCAGCGGCCAGTGGCTCGCGATCCAGTCCCACACCGCGCTGATCGACGTCTGGATGGCGGACCAGATGGTGTCCCAGTTCTTCCACAGCAACACGACGACCGCGATGAGCGCGCCGACGGCGAGCGCGACGAGCAGGATCGGGCCGAGCCCGAGCGATGACATCTCCGCCATCAACGGGCCGGCGACCTCCCAGATCGAGCCGAGCGCCATCACCGCCACACCGACGCCCTGCAATGCCGGCCCGTACTTCTGACCGAACTGCGAAACGGCGTCGGTGATCCGCGCTTTGACGGCGTCGAGCTTGCCCATAAACGTGTCTTGCGCGGCGGCGGCCTGGCCGCTCGTGACTTTCGCCAACGCCTCGGTCGCCGTCTGACCGTCTTTCGTGAGCCCGGTGTTGGCGTCGATCTGCACGCCGAACTCTTTGAGCAGCTTCTTGTTGCCGTTGTAGACCTTGCCGAGCTGGCCGGCGGCGGTGCCGAGGTCCTCGTGCTTGGCGGCAGCCAGATCGAAGGTCTGGTTGAGCATCGCGAGCGCCTTGTCAGGATCATGGGTGGCTTGCGTCAACGCTTGCAGCGCGTTCTGGGTCTCATGCGACGTGTGCCCGAAGCTTTCGCCGTGCTTCACGGCCGCCTCGATCTGGTCGCCGTACTCGTCGTAGCTGTGACCGGTCGCTTCGAGCGCGGCGGACAGTTGCTGCTGCGCGGCCTGCTCTTTCGACCCGAACGCGGTGAGCCCGGCGCCGACGCCGGTCAAGGCGGCGCCGGTGCCCATCATCACCGGCCCGAGCCGGCGGCCTGACCCCACGAGGTTGTCGAGACCGGCGGCGATCTGGTCGAGCATCCCGCCCAACGGTCCGAGCGCGCCCGTCGCGTTCACGGATCCGAGGAACGACCGGAACGCGGCGGTGCCGCGTGACGCGACCGACTGGGCTTGTGACCCGGCGTTGGAGAGGGAGCTGCCTAGGCCTTTGAGGTCACCGAGGACCCGTACCGCGATGGTGGGGCCGGCCACCGGTCACCGTCGCCGTTTCGAGGCCCGCTCGACCTCGCGGGCCTCGCGTTGCATACACCGCACGAACGCCTGGTACACGTCGTCGGCCAACGCGTCGACCTCGGCTGGTGTCATCCGCCAGTAGCGGCAGAAGGCAGCGAGGTTGTCGAGGACCCGCCGTCTAAAGGGTCGGCGTACTCGTTCTCCGGCGCCGTGATCTCGAGCTCGACGGCGCCGGCGCGCTCCCACAGTTCGCCGGCGTCGGGCAGATGCCCGAGCCGGGCGGCGCGGCGGTGCAGCTCGAGAAAGGCGAGCGCCTGGAGCCGGTCGGCCTCGTCGTCGTCTTCCTGCAGCAGGTCCGACATGGTCCGCCCGGTCGCTTTGCGCAAGGCGCGCATCGCGTCCGGTGACGCTCGCAGTGAGACGTTGCCGGTGTCGACCACGATCGGGGCGTCGAAGTCGTCAGTCATGCACTTGGCTCCCGTCGTCGGTGGTGTTGGTCCACGGCGCGTTGTCGAACGCCCGTTGCAGCCCGGCCGAGTACAGCTCGCCGGCCCGTGCCGCTTCGGTGCGGGCCGCGGGGAACAGGTACCGGCCGTCGGCCACGTACGACCGGGTCGAGCCGTCCGGTCTCGACCCGCCGAACTCGACCCATCCCGCGTACGGGACCTTCTGGCGGCCCATCCGCACGGTGGCGCCCGTGCGCGATGCCGAGACGCGCACGTCGCCGGCGAGGGTGCCGGTGTCGTGCGGCAGCATCGACCGGGCCCGGGCCGCGACCGGTTCCGCCGCTGCGGTCCCTGCCGCTTTGAGCTCGCGGTACACGACGCTCGACTCGTCGGTGGCGAGCCGGTTGATGTCGCGACGCAACGCCGCCATCCCGACCACCGCCACGACCGGCTCGGGCATTCAGGCTGTCACCTTCGACGGCGCCGCCGTCATGATCCAGTCGATGTCGACCTCGGACGCTTCGCCGGCGGAACCGCCGAACAGCTCGTAGGGCTGGGGGATGGCGTTGCCCTCGAACGACGGGTTCTGGGGGCCGACCACGCGGGACTTGTACGGGCGGACCTTGAACGGGCACGGCGTGCCCGCCGACTGGTACGCCTGGAGCGCGGCGTACAGGGTGGCGTCAGTGGCGCCGGTGTCGAAGCTTTGGGCCAGCTTCGCTTTGAAATGCCATTTGGTGGGGCCGGGGTAGTCGGTGACCCCGCAGAACGTGGTCAGCTCGACCGGTTTGTTCTCCGGTTCGATGTGGACCTCGAGCCCGAGACAGGACAGGTTGGCGGCGCCGATCTGCACGTAGGCGTCGGTCATGATCACCGGCGTCGCCTGCGGCGGCGTCGGGTCCGTACCGGCCAGAACCTCCGGCCCGTTGGGTGTGTCGTCGGGCATTGGTCACTCCTTCACATTCGGATGTTGAGGGTCAGGTCGACGGCGAGGACGTCGACGCCGGAGACCGACAGGATCCGCCAGTTGTCTTGCGACGCGACGCGGACGTGTTGCACGGCACCCCCGCACGACGGGTCGGCGTTGATCGCTTTCTTCGCTTGCTCGGCGAGCTCGTCGACACGGTCGATCTCCGACACCCCGCAGCCGACGAGGACGGGGAGCTCGGCCAGGTCGGTCGAGAACGTCGCATGGTCGTAGGTGACGGTGCGGGGATAGCCGACGATGTACACGGGCGGGTTGAACGTCGACGGCGGCGACGCGAACACCGCCACCGTCTCGTCGACGCCGGCGAGGACGTCGGCGACCGCCTGGGCCGCGAGGGCACGGTTCCACGTCACCCGAACACGACCGGTCCGACCGAGCTGTACAACGCTTCGACGTCGGGATCGACACGGCCGACCCGCATCCCTGCCGCGTCGCCCGCCCAGATGGTCCCGTCGAGCGAGTCGCGGCGCCGGTACAGCCGCGCCGCGTGCAACAGGCACGCCTCATGCACCGTGTCCGGTAGGAGACCGTCGTCGTACGGGGGGATCGGGAACCGGTAGTTGGTGCGCCGGTTGCCGTAGTCGATGGCGGCGTTCAACGCCGTTTGGATGACCCCGTCCTCGGTCGGATCGGGCTGCAGGCGCAGCAGCGTCCGGACCTCTTTCAGGGTCGGCCAGTTCGCCATCGACCACGGCCCCCGGTCGGGTCTAGCTCTTCGAGCTCTTCGAGCTCGACGCGGGCGGGGTGTCGGCGGCGGCGTTCACGTCCGCTTCGGTGTCCACCGCGATGTCCTCGGCGGTGGGCAGGGTCGTGACCGCCGACAGGTCGAGTTTCACGTAGGCGCCGGCGGCGAGCGTCCCGAACGCGACGTACCCGCCGTAGGCGACCTGGACGCCCAAGATGGACGGTTCCACGACCGACAGCAGCCCGATGACTTCTTCGTAGGCCTCGTACAGGTCGGCGGGACCGACGATGCATGTTTTCGCCGGCGCCAACGGCACGACGACACGAGGGAGCCCGAGAACGTCGCCGCGGAAGTCAGCCAATGAGCTCGACCCGGCGGCGGTGTCGAGATTGCCGGTGGCGGGCATGACGATGCGGGCGGTGTCGACGAGCGAACCGAGCGCGGCCCACACGTCCAGGCTGCACCAGATGCGGGCCGGCATCCGTTGGCCGGCCTGGTAGGAGTGCATCGCCGCCGTGTACAGCGCCTTCGTCCAGTCGGCCAGGACCGGCGCGGCGGGCAGCGCGGGCGGCGCGACGCCGGTGGCGAAGGTCACGAAGTCGGTGGCGACGGCCTGCTCGGTCTGCAATGCGTACTGGTCGGCGAGGTCCTGGATGAGGATGTCCCACGCCGCCGGCGATGACCAGTCGATGTCCTGGCGGGAGATGTCGACGGTGCCGCCGTAGGTCTTCTTGGTCAACGACACCGACCCGATCGTCATCTTCTGCGACGGCAGCTGGGTTTTCTCGCCGGCCTGCAACCCGGCCTGGGCGTGTTGGGTGATCTTCGGGCGGGTGAACGTGGTGCCGGGAATGTTCCCCATCGGCTTCGCGCCACCCAACGATGTGATGAGCGGCCGGTTGGCGTCGATGAGGTTGACGACGGTCCCGACGATCGGGGTGGGCAGGATGCCGGGCGTGTCCGACGTCTTCTGGTCGGCGACGGCTCGAGCGGAGTAGACGCGGGCGGCGGCCGCTTCGTCGCGGACGCCGCGTTCGGTGATCCCGTTGGCGCGCAGGTAGTCGACGAGAAACGCGCCGGGCGAGCGGTACTCGAACCGGTCTTGCCGGTCGAGCGAGCGGGGTTGGGCGGGGATCGGGCGCGGCAACGACCCGACGGCGTCGTTGTGGGTGTCGTGGAGCTTCTCGTATTCCTGCAACGGTTCGATTTGGGCGTCGAGGTCGGCGATCCGTTTCCGGGCTGCCTCGAGCAGGCCCTTCTCGGCGTCGACGAGGTCGCGGTCTTCGACCTGGGCGAGGATGGCGTCCATGGTGGCGATCTGCTCGGCCCGTTGGGCGAGCAACGATTCCAGTACGGCGTTCGGCATTGGTGGTTTCCTCCGCGTTCGGTGACTGCTTCGGGGCCCTCAGATGCAAGGCGCCAGGACTGTCACCAGCGGTGGAACCGGGTGGATGCCGCCTCGACGGCGTGGCATCCGGCCGGGTTCCGGCCACCAGCGGCGGGTCGGCCGCGGTCTAATGCTGGGCGGAGCGTAACTCGTCGACGGTGTCGCGCCAGGCATCCGCTTCGAGCCGTTTGGGGCGGACGAGCGCCTGGCGGGTTTGGATGTCGAACGCGGTGCGCACGATCTGCACGCCGGCGTCGACGTAAGCCGGTGTCGGGGTGAGTGACACTTCCAACAGGCGGGACTCGAGGCGGACGACCCGGTCCTTGTGGTCGGGGCCGAGGTCGGGGTCCCAGTCGTCGACGTAGGTCCAGTCGGAGCGGATCGGTTGGAACCCGACGGACAGGCCGACGAGCTCGCCGTCCTCGGCCGCTTTCGCGGCGCGTTGCGCCTCGACGGTGTCGTTCAACCGCCACACACCGCGCAGGCCGCCGTCGTGTGTCCACGATTCGGCGACCCCGACCGGGAAGGACCGGTTGTCGTGGAACAGCAGCAACGGCAGCCCCCGACCGGTCCCGGCCTTGGTGGTCTGCGCCATCGACCCCGAGTCGTGGGACTCCATGAACCAGCCGATGTCGGCCCACGTGTCGTACGGGACGGCTTGGCCCTCGAGGTACCGGTAGGGCTTGCCGACGGTCTGCGCGTCGCGCAGCACGAGCTCGGTCACGTAACCGCGGGCTTCGGGAGCGAATGTCATTGCGCGCCTCCGGGTTCGCCTTGGGGGGTGTCGGCGTTGGGGTCGTCGGGCGACGGGGTGTCGGGTTCTGCGGGCTGGGCGATGTCGGAGCCGGCGCCGACAGCGCCGGTCACGTTCGGCGGCAGCCCGATCTCGACCCGAGCTTCGGCGAGCGACGTGATGCCTGCCTGGTACGCGGCGACCGCCGCGGCCGTGGATGTGGCGAGATCCTCGCGCAGCAGTTGGGAGCGCCGGAACCGGACACCGGTACCGCGGGGCAGCCAGGCGTTCGACCACACGTCTTCAAAGTCGGCCAGCACCGGCTCGAGGCTGGTGCGCAGCACCTGCTGGTACTGCGGGCCCGCGGTCCGGTACGTCATGCCCGCCACCGGCGCACCCAACCAGTAGCCGTCCAGGTTGAACATGTTGGCCACGTCGACCAACGACAGCTTCCGGGCCTCCGACAGTTGCGTGTCGGTCGGGCTCCAGGCGAGCGGCAACACCTGGGTGCCGTTGGGGAGGATCACCGGTTCGCGTTGCGGGCCCGAGAACTTCGCCAGCCACGCCTGCTTCGCCTCGTCGGCGACGTCCTGATCCAACGTCGCCTGCGGGGTGATCACCGCCACCGACGGGACCGCGCCGCCCGCCAGCGCGCCCCGCTCGTACTCCTCCTCCATCGCCACCCGGTCGAGCGTGGACAGGTACTCCTCCACGACGCCGACACCGCGAATCGGGTACATCCGGTCCGCGCCCCGCCGCACGTGGATGACGTCGTCGGTCGGCAACTTCTGGCCGAGATACCAGTACGTCGCCTCCGAGCTGACATACGGGTCCAACCATTGGATCGTCACATAGGCGGCGGACAGCCATGTCACCGCCAACGGCCACCCGTCCGCCCCCCGCGCCGTGACGAGCGATACGGCGTTGCCGGACAGCAGATAGTCCTCGACGTTGACGTGCACGAACCAACTACCGGCCCGAGTGGGGTCGGGCCGCTGGCAGATCCTCGGTGTGGGCGCCAGGCGGGTGTAGCCCCGGTAGGCGTCCATCGGCATCTGCTTCACCAGCCCCGCATACAGCTGCACCGCCCGACCGACCGACGGGATCCGCCGCGCCGAGCTGGTGTCGTACACGTACGGGCCCGGCGTCCCGAACGTCGCGGCACCGGGCGGCGGCAACAGTGACCCGTCGCGGGTGAGGACCGCCCGCCCGGTCGGTATCGCTGCGAGACTCACCGGCCTACCGGCGTCATCACCGGCCCGAGCGTAGACCGCTCGCGGCAGTTAGCACAGTGATCGCGTCAGTACACCCGGAACGTGCCCGCGTCAACGGGGGCGTGATCCCACGTCCACAACGCCACAGTGGCGGCGGTCAACGTCGAGATGCTGACGGTGGACTGGCGGCGGGCCCACGCCCACGCATCCCCCAACGCCCGCCGGGCCGCGCTGGCGGCGGCGGCGTCGAGCGCCGGATGCGGTCGGATCCGTATGGCGGGCGGATCAGCCGTCAACGCCTCGAGCAGCCCGGCGCAGGCGGCGGCGTACTCCCGGGCCTTCAACCCGTCGGCCAGGTCGACGCCGTTCCGGGTGAGCCGGTCCGCGACATCCAAAGCGGGGCCGGCGGCGTCGTGGCCGACCGCTCGCGGCCGCCACCGGGTCACGAGCTCCGGCATCCGGCCGTCCAACCAGCCGACCCCGTCACGGTGGTCGGCCACCTCGAGCTGCGCCACCCCGAGCTCGTCCCGCCACGCCGCGACGACGGCGGCGTCGGAACGGTCGACGGCGACGTCGAACCCGAACGCCAGCCGACCGACTTCGGGCATCGGCAACTCCGGGTCGGCCGCGGCCCGCCACGCGCCCAGCGGGATAACCCGCGCCGTGGTCGCCACCCACCGGTTCCCGTAGGCGCGGGCGAACTCGTCCGGGCCCAACAAGTCGAGGGCCTTGTACATCGACGCCGCCTCGATGGTCCGCCCGTAGGCCGGGTGGTACACAGGCCATGACGATTCCGCCGTCGGGTCCAGCCCATCAGGACACGACCAGTCGAAATACGCGATCCCGCTGGTGCGGCCGGCGGCGACGGCAGCGCGGCCGGCCTCCACCGTCCCCAACCACCAGGTCGATGTCGCGTCACCGGCGGTCGACACCTTCCAGACCTGCGCGTTCGGTTTCGTCGCCTGCGTCGGCACGATCGCCTGATCCAACTGCTGGCCGCGCACGAAATCGAACGCCCACGCCTCATCGACGACGACCAGATCCGATGTCTTCGAGTGCAACGCCTCCGCCGTCGGCGGGAACGGCCGCACCAACCCGGCGGTGTGCGCCCACCGGATCCACTCCGTGCCCTGAGCGCGCCGCAGCTTGTAGACCCCATCGAATGGCGCCAGTAACGGCTCGTGCTCGTTCAAGAACCAGTCGACCGCGTCTTTACCCGACTGTTGCGTGAACCAGCACCGCGCCCGCGGCACCATCATCGCCCTCTGCTCGAGCGCGGCGCCGAACAGGGTCGTTTTCCCCGACTGGCGCGGCACCGTGATCAGAACGAGCTGGTAGACGAACCGGCCGTCGGCGTCGACCTCGAGCGCCACGTCCGCCACCTGCTGTTGCCACGGCATCAACGGCCGACCCATCACCGCCGACAGCCGCCCGACCGCCGGCCCGTATGTGCCGCGCTCAGGTGTGCGAGGTGTCGCTAACGCCGGCGGTGGGCTCGGTGAATTGTCGGAGCAGCTGGTCGAATGCGTCGACAGGCTTGGGACCGCCACCGGTCAACCCTGCCGACTGGCGCAGCTCGAGGTAGACCCCGTTCGCTCGCGACACCGCATCGGAATCGTGAGCGTGCTCCGCCACGTCGACCGCTCGAGCCTGAGCCCGCAACGCGGACCGTTCCGCGGGCCCGACATCGGCCCGGTCGCGCAGGTCACGTTCCAATCCGGTCTCGACCCGGCCCTTGCGGTAGTCGTTCCGTCGGCGTCGGCGTGTTCCATCCGTCATCGGACCGGGCCGGGCCGAAACGGGGGGGGATGGACACTGCGTTCGGGTTGCGAGCGCCAGCCGGTACAAAAATTGGTCCCCCCCATCAGAACAGCGACCGCACCCGTCGATGGTCCGCTGCAGCTCGGAGATACTGCGCCGCCTGTTCGCATCGAGCGGGGTCGTCACCCAACGCACCCATCCCCGTGTTGCACAACGGGCACAGCAGTCCACGCACAGCGCCGGTGTCATGGTCGTGGTCTACGACCAGCTGGGCGTCACTGCGGCCACAGATGAGACATGCACCGTGTTGGTCGTTGTACATGCATCGGTAGTCGTAGGGGGTCAGCCCGTATTGGCGCAACGTGGCACGGCGCATGTGGTCCGCCATCCGTTGCCGGTTGTCTTCCACCCACCGCCGGTACCGGCCTCCCTGGCATTCCTTGCACCATGACTGAAGACCATCACCGTGGCGCCGGCGCCCGAAGTCAGACACCGGACGGAACCGTCGGCAGTGTGGGCACCGCTTGCCCGGGTCCTTCACAGTCGTGTCTGGTACACGGCGACCGTGTTGCGGTACCGCATCGCGTTGGTGCGTCGTGCTGCGAGCCATCCGTTGCACGCACGGCACGCGGCTCGCATGTTGGCGGGGTCGTACACGTCACCGCCGTCCGCTCGAGCCGTGATGTGGTCGACCTCGGTGGCGTACGTCGTGCACCGTGGCCCGCGGATCCGGCACACGTGCCGGTCCCGGTCCAACACCCACAGGCGTGCACGCCGGTACGCCTTGGTCCAAAGACGGGGATCGCTCGTGGTCATTCTGTCTAGTCCCTCTAGACTTGTCTGTCTACTTGCGTTAGACTAGGCTTGTCATGAAGCGCAGGGACCTCCTCAAGCGGATCAGCAACAAAGCCAACGAGACCGGCAGCACGTGGGTACTCGCCCGTGAAGGCGCCAACCACGAGATCTACCGGCTCGGCAACCGAGTGATGATCCCGGTTCCGCGCCACAACGAGATAGGCGAACGGCTCGCCCAGACGATCCTCAAACAATGCGAGCCGGTGTTCGGCGAAAGGTGGTGGAAGTGATGGCATCGTACGCAGCCACAGTGGAACGGGACGGCCGGTTCTGGCTCGTCACCGTGGACGGGGTCGGCGTCACCCAGGCCCGCCGGCTCGGCGAACTGGAAACAATGACGGTCGAGCTCATCGCGCTCATGACCGGCGACCGCGCACCACAAGTGGCCTACGACCTGCGATTGCCCGACGATGTCGCCAAACATGTCGCCGCCGCCGAAGACCTCCGTCACCGCGCCACCCAGGCGCAATCCGACGCCGCCACCGAAATGCGTCTAGCCGCCACCGAGCTGCACGCCCAAGGCATCCCGCTGCGCGATGTCGGCCGGCTACTCGGCATCTCATTTCAACGAGCCCACCAGCTCGTAACCGCAGCGTGACAATCACCCCCCGACTGCACTTCTGCCCCCTCGACCGGGAGTGCCGACA